TCTTCTTCATTGAGAACTTCTTTGATGATTGTGATGAGTTCTGATTTTTTCATATTTTTTTTTAATTAAAATGACCCAAATGGTTTTTCTTCATATCTTATCTGTTTTAAACAATTATTTTTCCTCCTACATCAGAAACTTTTCTGATTTCATCTTTTATAAATTGTTTTTTGTTTTTCTGACAATAAAAATCTCCACCAACTTTACTTGGAGCACCTTGAAGTGATGTTAGATTGTTGCTGGAGCAATCAAAATTTCCACCAACTTTACTTGAAGCACCTTGAAGTGATGTTAGATTGTTGTGGGAGCAATTAAAATTTCCATCAACTTTACTTGGAGCACCTTGGAGTGATGTTAGATTGTTGTAGGAGCAATAAAAATTTCCATCGACTTCCTTCGATGCACCTTGGAGTGATGTTAGATTGTTGCTGGAGCAATTAAAATTTCTATCGACTTTACTTGGAGCACCTTGGAGTGATGTTAGATTATTGCTGGAGCAATAAAAATCTTTACCGACTTTACTTGGAGCACCTTGGAGTGATGTTAGATTATTGCTGGAGCAATAAAAATTTCCATCAACTCTTTCAAAATTTCCAAGATTTTTCAAATTTGGACAGTTATAAATTCTCACATTCCCCGTCACAATCTTCACTTTTCCAAGATGTTCGATGGGGAGATTTTTTAAAATCAAATCTCCATCAATAATTTCTTGATTAAGAAGTTGATAGACTTGTTGAAGTCGTCTTTCTTTTCTTCCTTCGATGTTTCTCGGGATGAAGACGTCTTCTTCATTGAGAACTTCTTTGATGATTGTGATGAGTTCTGATTTTTTCATGATATTTCTTTCAATTCATTAATAAGTGCATAATATCTTAACAATCGAAGAACATGCTCATTCGTTGCAATTGCTCCTTTCATGAAATTATCAAGATTATTAGTAACTTCTTCGAGTTTTATTTTAGTTATATCATCATCAACTTTTTCATAAAGAAGTTCTAATTCTTGTTTTATCTCTGGGATTCTTGCTTCAATATATGTTTTAAGCGTTGTTGAATTGGTTATATTATTAATATATTGTTCTAAAAGTTTTTTCTGTTCGATTGAAAGACCATCATATCTTTCATTAAAAATTTCAATCAATCTTTTATATGCCAATAATCTAATATCTTCATCTAATTTCGAATAAATTCCTTTAATTTCAGATACAATTGTTTTCTTATCCATATCTTTTTGGGTGATATGTTCAATTAATGTAAACTTAGATGTTACTAAATCTGTTGGCTCAAGTTGTTTTTCTTCAAAAAGCTTATAAATCGAAGCATATACTTTATAATCATTAATTCTATATTTAAAGAAAGAATCTATATCAAATGATTCTTTTATAGTCTTAACAAGATTATATTTTTCATTAAAGAGTTTCTTTTCATTGATTTTTGCGCGTTCTTTTAAACATTCATTTACCAATGATTCCGCTTTGTTTTCAGAATCAAATTTATCTTTTATGAGTGTTTGATAAAGCTGCCACTCTTTAAATAATTCTGTTTTTGAATTGAAGAATTCTTTTACAATATGTATTGCTTTACTTTCATTACCAGAGATAATATCTGACGTAATTTGTCTAGTAAGTAATTCAAATAGAATCCCAGTATTTTTGATTTTTGAATGTGTTTTTGACATTTTTAAAAAAAGTTTAATGATTATTATGAACCACCATAAAAGAAGAAAACTTTTTGTTTTAATTTACATATTTTAATTAAATATCTAAACTTTAAGTTTTTTTAAGAATTACATGAATAAAATCAAAAAAGAACTGATTCATCCATAAATGTTCCTTTATCAATATCTTCATTTATTAATTTTGATCCCGAAATTTGAGATAAAATTTCCCGATGAAGAGGTGATCCTCCCCTTGGCTTATATCCCATTTGATTTCTTAAATTGGTTTGTGATTTTTGATCTCTCTTATCTTTTTGTGGATTAGTTGAAATTTTAAGAGGATTTCCTAAACCAGTTCTTTTATATAAATCAACTTCTGGTTTTTTCTTTTTAAAGATAGGCTTTACTTTTATAGTTTTCGCTTCAGGTTCTTTCTCTTTTGACCAAGTTTTTTCCCATTTTTTCATATTAACTTTTCTCTTATCTGTATCTCCTATTTTAGGATGTCTTCCTACTTCTTCGGGTGTGGTCTCTTCTGCTCCCACATCCATCTTCTCAGTTTCTTCAACTTCTTGCCCAGATGCGTTTAAGTCTTCTTCTTCTCCTCTTTTTTCCAGACTTTTATCAATTGAAGAATCAAAATCTTTTTTTTCATCAAAATCACCTCCATTTAATTTAAAATCTGCTTCAGGATCTTCTCCTGCAGTTTCAATTTGAGAATATCTAAATGCTTTCTTTAAATCATAAACGATATTTTCTTCTTCCTCTTCAGCTTCTTCATCTGACATTCCGAATATATTATTATAAATCCACTTATCAGAATGTAATTTAAGATCTTTTATTCGAGAAGCAAGATCTGTTTTATTTGAAAGTAATTCAATTTTTTCATTTTCATAAACAGTTGATGGAGATGACATATCAATTTCAAAATCAATAATATCTTCAACTGAGTATCCTTGTGAGTATAAATGAATAATTGCTATTTTAGTTAACTCGCTTATAAGAATTTTTTGAATTTTATCTATTGAACGAGCGAATCTTAAATCTTGTGCAGCAAGTGTGGATTTCGCCCCAAGACCTTCCATATTATTTAAAAATGCCATTGGAACTTTAAGAGCCGCAAACATTCTTTGCTGTAGAAACTCTAAATCCTCGATTCCTGTCCATGTCATTCCTGGTAAAGTATCTATTTTAGTTCCACTTTTATCTCCTCTAACAGGTAAATAAAAATCTTCTTGCTGATTTTGTAGATTATATCTTAGATTAAATTCACCCGTGTTTTCATCAATAATAGGAATTTTTTTCATTTTATTAATGATTTGTTGCATATATGCTTCAATTTGATCAGGAGCAATTGTTCCAACATCAATATAAAATAATCTTTTATCCGGTGCACGTGTAATTCTATGAATTAACATAGCATCAATCATAAGAGTTAATTGATTCCAAATTTTTCGTGCATTTTCTAAAACTGATCTGCCATAAGGCAAATAATTCGAATCAGATAATAATCTGAAATGTGCAATTTCATAATTTTCTAATTCTTGTTTTGTAACATATCTTTTTGTATAACTTAAAAGTGATGTTCCTAATGATTCATCATATTTGAATTTAACAAGATCTGGATTTCCGGTATCTTCATATCGTTCCATTCCATAAGATGATAATGGAATTACATTAGTTACTCCAATTGATTCAACAATATCTAGCTTTAAGAAAAAATCACCATATTTAACTAAGTTTCTAACCCACCATGGAAGGTTAAATTCAATATTTAATACATCATAAAATAGATTTTCAAGAGAACTTTTAATACTATCTTTTGTACTATTTATAGTGAGCAGTTCTCCATATTCATTTCGTAAGCATGTTTCTTCCGAATAAATATCAAGAACCGAACTTATTAAGGCGTCAGCATCCATAAGTTCATAATTTCGATACAGATCGGCTCGCATAGTATTAAACCCCATGCCAGACATATTTCCACCAACTTCATAAAAATGTTGATAGACACTTCCTTGTTTATCTATAAATCTGTTTGTTTCAACATTTTTAATCGTTTGAAGATTATCAACATCAAATACTTTTATCTTGTTTCCATCTTCATATTTTAGAACAATAGAACTAGAAAAAAATTTCTTTAATTTTGAGAAAAATTGATTTCCTTGACCTTTTTCTGTAGTCATTTTCGATTTTATTTAAGTTATTTTTATTTTAATCTGGGTGCATTTATTAACCACCCAATATCTTGATCTGGAATTTTTCGTGAAACCGGAATTGTATATTGTCTTTTAATTTCTTGCTGAATATTTGTTGATATACTTGATTTAATTGAAGAGCCTATACTTTCAATTGCACTTTTTGTAAGAGCAAGTCCTTGTTTATTTAAACGATTGAATGAATCACGAACGAATAATCCAATAGCAAGAGCCATTGTCAAATCATCATTATAACCAGACTGAGCTTCTGCTCGATCTCCCTTCCAAACAAATACATCTAATTCAGCTGTTAATCGTGATGAATGAATTAAAATTGCATCTTCACTAAAATACATCTCTAATTTTCCAACAATAAGTGGGCGAGTTCTTCCTGAAGTAGTAAATCCAGGAACGGTTGATGTATCATTTACATCTAAATTCTTTCTTAAAAATGTATCGGGATTTCCGAACATTGCTCTACTAGTATAATAAAGATGTGGATAATCTAATTGAATTAACTCTTGAACAACATCCCATCCAATATTAGCATTTTCAACAATCATTAATGCAATATTATATTCAAGTCCTAATTCAAATAACATTTTTGCATATTCTCGAGTTCCTATCATTCCCTTAAATTCTGCAACTTGTTCACACGATTCTAAATCAATAACATGACAAGCAGAATAATCTTTTCCATTTCCTCGAGAAACATCGGCAGAAATCAAATAATCCCGACCAGGAAGTGGAAGTTCCCAAATCCATAAATCATTATTATGTCCAACTTTTTTAATTGGCTCTCTGATAGTTGTTTTCTTAAGTCGATCAATTATCTGAGGATCGATAACCGAATTACCAGAAGACAAGAAGTCACAATCACATTCTTGGTTTGCCAATCTATAACCTAATTCTTGGGTTTGCTCATCTCTCCATTTTTGATCATGATTAGGATGAATATCCCATTTTAGTCGAATTGGATAATATAAATTATGTCCTGCGGTTGCATCAATCCACATTTTATGGAATTTATTTCCAACTCCATTTGGAGTTGATATAACAAAAACTTTCCCTGTTTGTGCAGATTGTTGAACAGATGTCAATAATTTTTCTTGATATGCAACAAATGCAAATTCATCACAAATTACAATTGCATTTGATGTTGATCGACCAGTATCTTCTGTTGTCGATTCCGCTGAAATTTTTGAATTATTTGTAAATGATATTGTTTGTTTATTATAATCAACTGTTTTTGCAAATGATTTTAGCCAAACTGGTAAATTTTGGTGCATAACTCTTACTTTATCTATCAATCCAATCGCATCTTTTTGTCTCTTTGAAACAAATAATATATTTTTTCCTTCATTAAATAAAGCATACCAAAGACAAAATGCAGCACTTAGTGTTGAAATACCAAGCTGTCTTGCTTTTAAAATTATGATTTTATTATGACTTTGAAAATCTTGAAGAACTTTTTCTTGAAACGGATAAAGCTCAAATAATATTTTTCCTCTTTTTTGATGGAGAATATAGCAGTATTTTTTACAGAAATAATCCGAACTAAGAATGCATTTCTTAATCTCTTCTTTAATTATTTCTTTATATTCAATTGTTAATTTCATGTTGTTCTAAACTTAGCATTTGGAAGATTCTTTTTTGCAAAAGTAATCCAAACATTAAAAACCAACTGTTTTTCTTTTTCTGATTTTATATCTCCTCGTTGCATCACATAATCAAGATATTCATTAAATACATCATCTAGATATTTTTTCTCATATTTAGCTTTAGAATACATCCCCTTTACCATAGCAGGTAATTCAACTTTTGATATTAAATATCTATATCCTTTTTGAGGTCCATTTATCTTTTTCCCTTGAATTTGGACTTGATCTATATGTTCTAGTTCATGCCTTAAATGATCCTTTATCCAACCAGCGATTTTAGTATATGAACTTGGTTCTTTTGTTGGATCTAAATGAATTTCCAAAATAAATTCATCTTCTTCAGGAAATGAAGTCGCTGAAATTGAATAGCCATCTTCTAGATTTTTAACATATAAATTTGATCTACTCAAATCATTCATCCTAACCACTCTTACTTCAGCAGAAAATAAAATAGGATCTGTTCCAAACAGATTAAATTTTCTAGAATATTTATTCTTTTTCGATTTATCATAATCAATCTTTGTTTTTTTGATAAAACTAATTATTGATCTTAATAAATCTCCAACTATTGTATTTAATCCATATTCAAAAAGCAAATGTTTTAATTTCATAATAATTCATCTTCATTTGGGATTCTCATATTTCTAACAGATTTTTCAAATTCTCTTTCGATTGCGTTAATTTTATCATTCAATGTTTTTATTGATGATATATAATCTGCTTTATATTTATCTTTCTTGGGGCCACTTAAAGTTTTCATTTTTTCAACAAAATCTTTTACTTTATTTTGTTTTTGAAGAATTAGTTCTTTATATATTGAAGCCACTTTATCGAATTTCTTTGTCAACCCAGTTTCTTCATCAAGAGCAGATTCTGTTAAATATTCAGAAAAATCTTCCCAAGCATCTGATCCATTTTCAGTTATTGAATATATCTCTATTCCTTGTTTTTTTAATATTTGTGCAAAATCAATAGCAGTTCCAAAGTCACTAAAATCAAATGTATTAGTAGATGACATTTTTCCATATTTATGAAACTGATCTCTGAAAATATCTTGTGCGATTCTTGCATCACGAACTGATATTTCAAATGAATAAATTGATTCAAATAAAAATTGATGAATCGATTCTTTAATAAGTTTTTTTAATTCTGATTTTTTCATGTCTTGTTCTAATTTAATATTTTTTTGTTCTTTTAATTTCCTTAATTCATTTGCAAAACTTTTTGTTATATTTGATATTGGTAAATAAGATAAAAGAAACTTTTTTGTTAATAGTTCATTATTATAATCAACAGTTAAATCAAATTGATTTCCACCTTCATCATAAAGATAAATATTCTGAATAGTTATATCATCTAAAGAATACTCGGTATATGGTGGAGTTAGATAATCTCCTGCCGTATAATCTGATTTATATGACCAATTAAAATCTATAAAAAAAGAATATGGAAAATCTTTTATTTCTCCAATCATTTCTTCTTGAAAGGTTCCACCATCTCGTTCAAAATCTTCTGAAAAGGATGGTGGGGATTGCAGAGCTAATTTTCCTTTAATTAAATCTTGAATTATTCCGATATAAATATTTTCTTGTTTCATTCTTGTTCCCTCTTTAAGATTATTTCTTCAAATTCTTTTAATGCTTTATCTATAACTTTTTGAATTTCTTCTGGATTTGCTTTTAATTGCCATTCTTCAACATCTCCAAATTCTGTTACAAAATGATTATTTAGATAGTTATTAACATAATCTTTTACAATTTGCTTTAAATCATTATTAAGAGATTTCATGTTCAATAAAAGAATATTTTTTTCAAAATCACCAAATTGTCCTTTTTCCATTAATTGTGTATCTCTTTCAATAACACAATTAAAACACATTCCTGTTTTGAAATAGAATATCTTATCTTGTTTTTTATTCATTGCCTTACCACATTTTGGACATATAAGTGGTAGAATATTCATTTTTCGAACTTGTGATAATTTCGAATAAGATATCTTTATTCCATCACTAATAGTAAACTTTTTCCCATTTTCTTCCCAAATATCACCTTCTTTATAATCTTGTTTCTTTGCTTCATATCCAATTCCAATGGTTGCTTTTCCTGTTACATCTCCTTCTAATATATTTTTAATTCTTTTCGCTTGTTGTTCATTCATAATAATTTATTTTAAAAACTTTGAATTTGGTAAATTATGTTTTATATATGCTTCCCATTTAGAAGTAATAAAATCTTTTTCTTTTTCTGAAATATACTTTGCTTTAACTGCTTCTCCCAAAAAATCATCAATCGCAACATCAATAGGAACTTTATAAAATTTTGCAACTATATACATTTGATTTACATATGCTGGAAGTTCTAATTTATGTGTAAAATAAGATACAAAATCACCCGAATTTAATGCTTTTTTATAAAGTTCTTGTTCTTCGTCTGTCATGAATGGTCTATCTGAAATTCTATTTGGACCTTCTTGAGTTCCGTGTTCAATCTCATGTCTAATAAGACTTTTTATTTTTCCGGATATCCAGTTGTATTTTTGTGGTTCATCCTTGGGATTAATAAAAATTGTAAGATTTAGATAAACTCTATTATCATTCTTAGTTAAAATTTCGGCTTCAAGTTCTGGGGCTTCAATGTCATTTGCACGACCAATTAATAATTTAAATATAAAATCAAGTGGAAAAGAATATTGTTTTATTAATTTTTGTAAGTATTTTTTTTCTGGCTTTTTATCATATATTTTTTTTGATTTATTTAAAAAATCCATTATTTCTTTTAATATAATACCACTTATCTTATCATATTTTCCCTCTTTAATTAAAGTCTCATTTAACTGCAGCTTCGCATACATATAAAAATATATAAGGGCATTTTTTTGTTCTGAAGATATAGTATTTATCAATTCATTAAATTTACTATCAATCTCTTTCGAAGATGTTAAACCCTTAAAATTTTTTTCATAAATATCAGCAAATAAAGCCCAATATTTAATATCAGATTTTGATAATTCCAATAGTCGTTTTAATTTCATGTTAAATCAGATAGAATACTTAAAATAAATATATAAGATTTGAATTTTTTTAAAAAATAACCGAAGATTATAGATCAGAAATAGTTCTAATTCCATAAAGTAAGATGCTTGCACTTGAAATACTATAATCTGAATTAAATTGGAGCCCATTTATATCTAATTTAACTCCAACAATTTGTCCAGATCTTACAAGAGATGAATCTTGATTATCCATTCGTACGGCTGTCATTGAATGAAAAGATGATGTCATTATTGTCGTTCCTATGAAAATTTTTGTTGGTCCAATATATTGAAATAAAACCGGAGTTGAAGTGTTTGAAAATGTATCTGAAACTGGCTCATTAGTTGAATATAAACTGGAGCTCCAGGCGAGAGAATAACTTCCAGTTTCAAAACTTTGTATTTGAGGAGATATGTTATAATAAACTAATGATCTTATTGAGTCAGATGATACAAAATCATGAATCAAATAACTAAAATAAAGAGAAAAATATGAAAGTTTTCCCATTCCATCATCTACAAGATCAATCTTCAAACAAGGTAAATTGAATATAGGATCAAATTCTTTTGTAACAGATCCAATTGTATCAGTATAATATATTTGATCTGGAGTTGTCCATTGATTTCTTCTTTGCCCAACAATGCTCGAGCTTCCAAATGTAACAGTTCCATCTGGTCCAAGATAAAATCCAGATGAGGAAATTTCAATAGATCCATTTGATCCACTTAAATATTGACTAGATCCCCCAAAATAAAACTCTGGTGTTTTAATTTCGACTTTTGATTCATCCGTTCGAAACCTAAAATAACTTTTAATATTAGCAAATAATTCCATTCCTATTCCAGAATAATTATCTCCCGATGAAGGTAAAACAGATCCTGACCAAATTAAAAATCCGGCTGGGAATCCATTTGAAGATGATATAAATCCTTCATATCCAGCCGATGTTATATATGATCCACCATCACCTACAATTTTAAGACCTTTACCAATTTCATTTCCTATGAAAACACTTCCAGTTATTAAATTATGTCCACCCTGAATATAAAATGGAGAGCCACTGCTAAATGAAACATTTTGTAATAGAATTATTTGATCCGCCATTTTCTCTGTAAAATCATAGAATTCAAATTTGAAATCAAATACATTATTATCCCAAACAGAATTAATTGGAACCGTAACTGAAAAATAATTGGGAGTGAATCCTGCTTCATTAAGTGGTTCAATTTCTATTTGACTTAAATACCATTCACCTTTTTCGATTATAAACACCGGTGATCCCATTCCAGTCCTATCGGGCTCAAAATATAAATTTAGATTTTGATAATATCGTTGATTTTCATTAAAATTTATCTTACCAATATATTTTCCTACATTAAGATTATCTGAGTTATTAAATCCAGATCCTGACATATAACATTTTAAAATGCTAGACTCCGATAATGTAATTCCATAACAATTAAATCTTAATTTATATTGATTATTATCATATAAAATAACATTTCTATTTGAATTTACTTTGAATGCTCCATCATTTAAACTCCCAGAAATATGCATTCCTTCAATTAAATAATCATCATTTTGAGTCAATGATATTCCAGAAGCACCATTTAAACCAGAAGATGTCCAATATGTATCAATAATATTTTGAGAAACAAATTCTCCTAATCCAAGCTTCATATTAATCGAACTTGAATCAATTAGCATATTTTGATTTGATACAATATGATTTCCAATTAATTCAAAATCAGATAAACTTGTTTTGCTTTTTGCATATGTTTTGATTCTATAAATATCACCTGAAATCGGATTCAAATCATAAAAATTAACAGAAGCAAATGTTTTATATGCTTGACTTCCAGTTTGATCGGGTATATTAAAATATGAAATTGAATAATCAGTGTTTGGACCAAAACTATTAATGGTGCCAAATTCTCCTAATGCAGACCCAGGTGTATTAATATTATATGGTGTATTCAATCGTAAAGTAGTTTTATTTAATACATCTGATATAACTGATGTATACTTACTTTGAAAAGAGGCACTGGGAACTTTATTGATAGGGTCTAACACAGTCAATTGCCCACCAATTAACTTTTTATTAAATCCATTAGATCCAGTTAATGTAAGCTTAACCGTTGGATTTGATGAATCTGATAAATAATAACCATATGGAGAAGAAATTCTATAATCAAAAACCTGAACATTTTGATTTTGAACAAAAATATTACTATTGAGATTTATTTGTGCGGATTGACTGGCATTGGTTTTTGTAAATTCATTTGATGTAAAAAGAGATTCAATTGAATCAATATTTTTAGCTAATTTTCTTCCAGAATATGGATATGAATATGCTAATGTACTACTATTAAAACTAGATGAATTTAATGTAATTATGTTTCCGGATCCAAAATCTAAAGTAGTATTTGGTCTAAATTGTTCTTGAATTATTATAGAAGGAAATCTATTAAATATGATTTCTGATTGATTTCTTTTTAAAAAATCAATAGGAATTCGTTTCTGCCACTTAATATTGAACCTTGATTGCCATTCTTCTGGGACATATTCATCTTTTAATATTCCAAGAATTGTTATTAACGCTTCACTTCCAGTATCTGGATAAACATATATTGTAACAATTCTTCTTCCTTGTCGATCAACATAATTATTGACTTCATGAAAAATTGGATTTCGAAGTGAATCAATCACTTCGATTAAAATTTGTGAATTAAGCTTCAAAGAAAATTCATTTCCTTTTATTTTGAAAGAATTTTTGCCTGCCGTTAATTCTTCCGGAAAATCAGATAAGACAAAAGAATCAGATGCAAAATCAGAAGTATCATTCATATATACTTCAACTTGATCTAATTTATTATATTGTGATTTTTTCTTGAATGGATATTCGATTTTCATGATATAAACTTTTTTATAAATATCATGAAAATCAATTTTTTTGAGAAAACATGAAAAAAGAGGTGATTAGCACCTCTTTTTTTAAAAATGATGATCAATTTTCTTTTGGTTTTGTATTATTCTTTCTTAATCTTCAATTGACTAACATGAATTCCAAATTTCTCGGCAATTTCATTCATTGTAATTTCTTTCTTCAGACGACTGTCTAAAATTCTTCCATTCAAATTTTCAAAATAGATTTGATTTCCATTTTGATCGAACTCTTGTTTCCACCAATATCCATTGGAATTTTCATAATAGATTTGATTTCCATTTTGATCGAACTCTTGTTTCAACCAATATCCATTGGAATCTTCATAATAGATTTGATTTCCATTTTGATCATACTCTTGTTTCTCCCAATATCCATTGGAATCTTCATAATAGATTTGATTTCCATTTTGATCACACTTTTGTTTCCACCAATATCCATTGGAAGTTTCATAATAGATTAATTTTCCATTTTGATCGAACTTTTGTTTCCACCAATATCCATTGGAATCTTCATAATAGATTTGATTTCCATTTTGATCGAACTCTTGTTTCCACCAATATTCATTGGAAGTTTCATAATAGATTAATTTTCCATTTTGATCGAACT